GCACCACAAGGTGAAGATGTTCCATTTGTACGGTATTGGGATCATGGATTCCAAGGTCCCGGTGGTTGGTATATCGAAAAGTCTCTGACTTCGATTGGCCTCGACGATCCTGTCGGTGAACTTAACTCCAAACTCTGGAACTCTGGCAATGATGCCGATAAAGAGACAGCTCGTAAGCAGAAGCGTCGTCTTCACTACGTGTCTAATATCTATGTCGTATCTGATCCGGGCAATCCTTCTAATGAAGGCAAGGTGTTCCTCTACGAGTATGGTAAGAAGATCTTCGATAAGATTAATGATCTTATGCACCCACAATTCGAAGATGAAGATGCAGTCAATCCTTTTGACTTCTGGGAAGGTGCTAACTTCCGACTTCGTATTCGTCAGGTTGAAGGCTATCGTAATTACGACAAGTCTGCATTTGATTCTCCATCACGTCTCTCTGATGATGATGAGATGGAACAGGTATGGAAGACAGAGTATCCACTGGCTGAATTGGTAGATGCTAAAAACTTCAAATCATACGAAGAGCTTCAACAGAAATTGAATCGTGTACTTGGTGGTGCTCAGGTACAATCACGAGCCGAAGAAGTTGAAGCAGAAGAAGAGGCATGGACTCCTCCTGCTCGCGAACCAATGGTTACGTCTGGCGTCATGTCAGGTGTTGCAGCAGTTGAAAAAGCTGCGCCAACATTCGAAGACGATGATGATTCATTGGATTTCTTCAAAAAACTGGCGGATGAGTAATTAGTATGGAAATGTTAATTGTCATTTGTCTAGTAACTATCGTTCTGATGCTGTGGCTTGTATTAGGCGGAGAAAGTGATGATGAGGTTGTGCCTCCATCAACACCGGTACCAGATTTCGAGAGTATGACCAAAGTCCAACTCATCGAATACGCCGATGCAAACAATATTCCAATAAAGAAAAGTTGGAGTAAACAAAGAATTCTATTACATGTAATGGATCCGACTTTGTTTACTAAAGACTAATTAATGGAAAAGTATAAGGGGGCGTATGCCCCCTTTTTTATGTCTGAAATCCGTAATTTCCGAGGAAGCTATCTCTTGGTGCAAAATGAGATTTTGCTGTATCGATACCAGAGCCGCCGGGTGACACACCAGCTGGATTCGATGGTGATATTTGAGTGTTACCGCGAGCTACAGGCATTATAATAGGCGTAATGTTTGCAGCTTTATTTTCTACTTGCGGTGCAGCCAAATTCATTTCACCACTTGTATTATTATTTTGAATTGGTGTTACATTAGTTGTATTACCAACATCACTATATGATATATTTTCTGATGTTTGACCGGTCATCGTTGTCATTAATATAGCGGCTTCTTCGCGGCCTACTGTATCAACCAATGCTTCGTTCAACGTTGTGTCATTTTTCTCACTATAGATTTGTTTGACTTTTTCTAAGTTACCATCTTCAGCGATGTTCTCTGCTGTTTCATATAATTTACGTAAAGTTTCTTGACTTGGCGACTCTGACAACAAACTCTGTAATTGTAATGCACTATCGGCTGCAACATCTACTGTTGTTGGTACAAGATTAGTAACACCACTTAACTGATTTTCTACTGCAGCCTGTTGAACAGACATCTCATGATCTGTAAATTGTTTTTGTAGTTGTTCCTGTAGACCTTTGTACTCACCATCACTCAGTTCCTTTTTAATTTGTTCTTCTAAATCTAAACCGATTTGTTCTTTATATGTTTGTGCAAATTTTGTGAATTCTGCTGGTGATTTAATGTGAGACAAAGAATATGCCAATGCGCCTTCATCAGTACCAGCGCCGCGCATAGCTTCATATGCAATGTCAACCATTGACTTATCAGCGCCATATTCTTCTATGACTTCTTCAGCGGTCGACATAGAATAACCACCGCCTGTTAGTGTATCTTTTAGATTACCGAGAGAATCATAAATTTTATTGAGTTCGGCTATCACGTGATTCTTCATTTTTTGACCGAGACTGTCGAATGCATCTTGCTTTCCAAGTACAAATCTATCGTAGAATGCATTGACAATAACGTCTATCGGTAAAATAGTAAAAATTTGATCAGCAAGTAAAACGCCTGCAATTGCACCAATAACCGAACCACCGGCGGTACCAATTATCGGTAATGCTACAGTACCTAATGCGCCACCGGCAAGAGTACCGATAAATGCACCAACATAAACTGCACCAATTAAATCAATTAATTGATTAATAGATGCTTTTACACTCTCATGAAATTCTTTTTCTTTCTTTTCAGACGGACTTAGAAGATATGCTTCGCCAGCTTGTATAGTTAACAATACTCCTTCAATAATCATAAACCATTTTATTGGTTTTGTGAGTAATGCTTTGCCGGCTGATCCAATAAACTTTACAATAGGAGCTAAAAGAGTACCTGCTATTTGCAGCGGTTTTGTTATTACTTTTGATATGCCTCTTATCCAATTTACAAGTGTTCTTAATCCACCTATAATTTTTCCAACGAGTGGATTCGCCTTCACTCTCATAGCCACATCTTTAACAGTGTTAGCTGCCATGCCTACATTCGATTTGACGATCGCAGCTGCTCGTGTTGCGCTTTGTACTACTGTTGTTGCTTGCGCTGCAGTTTTTAGTTGAGCGCCGCGGCCGGCTAAAGCAGTTCGAATTGCTGTTGTTGCTTCTCTTACTTTTGTCAAACCGCCCGCAGCTTTGAATCCAGCATATCCTGCGGCAAGCTGAACATAATTTTCTTCTATATCATCAAGCGGTGCAAGCTTTTCAGCTATTGTTTCTTCGTCGCCTTCAGTTGCTTCAGCGGCCATCGCAGCCAAGGAAGCTGCCGTTGCAGCGAGCGCAGGTAATATAAATTTTGCAAGATAACCACCAACTGCTGCACCGGCAAGATCAGCAACAGTATCGCGATCAGCTGTTGGTCGTGGTTTATCCTCTATATCTTCTTCATCGCGTCTTCTTTCATTTTCTCGAAGAGTATTTTGATTTTGTAAAATCGCTGTTTCGATATTGTCTTCAACAGCTTTTAATCGATAAGCAAGAAATATGTTTTGTCTTTCGAGTAGACTTAATTTGGCATCGATTTCATCAAGACGAGATGATTCACCAAAGAACGAAACTTCTGGAGGTATACTTGCATCGATAGGTATGGGGCGATAATCATCATCAAAATATTTTTCAACGATTTCTTTTGGTTCTACAGTTGCAGCAACCGGAATCCAATCTTTCGTTGTTATTTTAAATGGTACTGCAACCGGAGAAAGTGGAAGAATTTCTTGTTCTTGATAAAGTGGTGCAACAAGAGCTGGAACATTAATAATAGGATCTTCAATAACCGCATCACGAGCGAGCTCAACATTACCGCCTGTGGTACCATTGCCTATGCCTGTACCACCTTCTCCTGCGTTTTGTCCAGCTTGGCCACCTAGAAATCCTAGTCCTAATGACCCGACTCCAAGAGCACCACCTTTTAACAACCGACCAAGTGCACCGCTCGCCTTTCCGGTTGCTTGTGCTAGTTCATCACCAGTTTTTGCTACACCATTCGCGACGTTGTCTGACTTGGTAAACAATCTTTTTACGAGATTGCTTATACCCTTCGACGCCTTTGTTGCTATTTCTATACCGCCTGTGACTTTACTCATATCAGTGCTTCTATTGGTGTGCCCTGTTTATCTTGTTTTTCTTTGTTTAATTTATCGACAATCATGTCAACAAATATTTCTCTTTCATATGGTATCATCTCATTAATATCACTAAGACTTAAATGGTGATACTGAGTTATGTCAAAATTTATCTTATAGTGATTATATAGGTTTATATAACTCAGCCCAGCGTAAAAAAATCGGTCAAATCCCGAAACACAACGCGCTTCTCAGTACCTTCACTGTTTTCATATGTAACCACATGTTCAATTTTTGGCGATGTCTCATAAAACTTTTGTATTTTCTTAAAGCTATCGATAGAGAGATTATCCAAAAATTCATCTTTTTCTTTTTGTGCTACTTCTTTCCATGGATAATTATCTTCGCTATCAAAAACATAATCAATTGATTCATGAATTGTCGCTGTCGTTAAATCTGCCTCAGTCTCAATGTGTTTAATTTTTTCAGAAAGTGCAGGCGTTGGATATTTCATCATAATACCTACATCATCTGTAAGCATAATCTTCTTATCGTTGGTCTCATCAAACTGAATTTCAACATCATTCAAATCAAGTTCAAGATCGTATTCAATACCATCATTACTATCTTGCACTTTAAACTTCACCTGAGGGCTAACCGAAACAGCTCTCAATTTAATAAACAAATATTCCATGTCAAAAATAGGAATATCGTCCACATCAAAATCTTCTTCTTGTACACAATTAGTAATAATCTGTTTAATTGCTACATAGATTTCAGATGGTTCAGCTGCTTCTTTTGCATTGAGTAAGATCTTTTCTTCTTTTACAAGAAACGGTCTAATTCTCAATACATTGCCAGTTGATGGTTGTGTAACCTCATATAGAGGTTGCGATAATTTAGGTAACATAATATTTCTCCACTGTATTCACCTATTTTTCTACTTTATACCTCGTAAATCGATACGAGACAGATAATTTTGTAATGTTATCATTTTCACCCCAAGATAAATTCACAGGATCTACTGAAATGGGATATACTTCGTAAAGCTTTATTGTTGCTGCTTTCTCTTTCTTCCTATTATAGACAACGATATCAGCATCTACAACATAATCTTTAAAATAATATGCACCAAATTTTTTATCACCATCCAAGTCAACTATTTTGTTTCCCCACTCTCTAAATATTTCGAGTACACCAGCTCGTTGATCGACAGTATGAACTACACTAATCTCTGTTGGTGCATATCGATATGGGATATTATAATTTAATCCATTGCCGTAAGCTGAATAGTTATCGATCGAGAAAAACTGTATGCCCGGTAGTGTAATATTCTCTGTTCTAAACTTCAGTAATTCAGATGCACCACCACCGCCTGGAGGTGAAATATTCATCTCATAAAAACTAGATGGCAGGCTATCTAAAAATCTTGCTTTAAATTCGTTTATATTTAATGGCATGTTTTATCTCTTACGAATGAATTGACGAGAATCATTCCAAATTTTTTGTTTCTTACCTTTTTTAAATCGTTCTGTAGGTAGCATCAACGCAATGTCCCAATCTTCATATGGAACATAAAGGAAACGAGATCTGACATGACTGCTAAGATAGCGTTTCACGGTAGGTCTAAAGTATTTATATCTCGCAGAAGCATTTAATAAACCATATGTTAATCGTAGCTTTTTACTTTCGCGCTGCGTATCATTTCTTTCTATATTATATAGGTTATCCATCAGACGCGCGCGATAAACCGGAGGCAAATAATGCAAATTCATACCTAGAAATCCATCACTGTATTTTTCCATAACGAAAATGAGAGGGAATCTGTCATAATAAGGTAGCGTGTCTTTGTTCTTTGGATCATAAAAGAACATATACATTCGACCGATATCTAAATCAACAAGCTTTGGATAAAGTCTCTCGCGATTCTTCATTTCGCGTTGTACATTTACTGTTTGTACTTCAGAAGCTCTGTCTCTAAACCAGTCTCGCGCATCGATAGTACCCGGCTCGATACCATCGGTTTTGCCTTCTTGAGATATTTTTTGAAAAAGATAAGTAGCCACTATTTTATTCCTAATTCGTGTTCGGTCATGATCATGAATTGCCATCCATGTTCTTTACAGTATTTATCTGCGGCAATCCATTTCGATTTATTTACACCCCATGTCTTCACTTCGTATAAATACTTCTTAGTAAGCCTTTTTTGTACAGAAGGCTCTTTTGTTTGTGCATAAGGTTTGATTTCTACAACGGTGATGTCGATCTTTCCTTCTCTGTTTTTTTTCTTGATCCAAAAGTCTGGAAAGTAGCGATGCCACCTACCGTCAATTGGAGATTTATAAGGTATGATTAGTTCTTCACTCGACCATTGTAGTATATCAGGATGTTTATCACAGTAACGCATAAACACGAGCTCCCATCTGCTTCTATAAATAATATCAGATGGGTCACCTTTGTACTTAGAAGGATTCTTCGGCTTAAA